AATATGTCTTAATGGATTTTTATCCATATTCATAACACCTTCCCAACTATCGTGAACGAATTTTATCATTTGTTTATCCACCCCATTATGCCACCTGTGGCTGTTGTTGTATCACATCCTCCACCAATACCACCAGAACATTTCATTCCGTGATAAAACCAAGTATGTGGTTCTGTAATTAATATACCTATTACCATTGCAATAGTTAGAAAGATTCCTAAGAAAAATGGTTTCATTATTCTATCCAACTATTGACAATACCCATACCATAGATGGCAACAGATATTGCGTTTAAAACGATTAAGGCACGATCATGCCAGATCATACCAACGATCATCCATCCTATCATACCAACTAATGCTATGTATAGATTGATAGGAAAGATATTTGCTGAGGTTAGTATCATTGCTATAATTAAAAATACACTACTAACCCACTTAATATACCAAGAAGTATCATATCTTGGTGTGACTTTTTTATAGACACGACTACTATTTAGTTTAGCAATCTTTTCATCTAATTTTTCATCAATAGGTTTGATCTCATTTGGATCAACTGTATTCTTACCCATTGTTCTTTCTTCGGCCGTAGGCCATCTCTCTGGTGACATTATAAATCTGCAATCTTAAATTTTTGAATAACATTCTTTGTTGGAATAACAGTAGTATTACCACCATCTGCTAAACCACCTTTTTCATCATAAGAATAATCACTCATTAATACATGAACTTTTCTATCACTCTTTACTAACCAACCAGTCGAAACACAGGTTGCAGGTTTAGAATCAATGATATCTTTCATATCTCGCCAACCACTATCACTTTGTATATCTTCCCAATATACCAAATAGAAATCATATGTAAATGGTATTTCAGGAACTTCGTCTTTAAACTTTTTAGTCTTTCTCTTTCTCATTCACCTTCTCCCCTATTGCCCACACCATTATGGTAATGAATAATAAATCTAATAATATAAATCCTAATAATATATTTGTAATCATGCTACTCCTTCAGCAAACCATTGTGGTGTTTCTCGTTTAGTCCATTTGGCAAAATATGCTTTTGCTTCTATATAATAATTTTTGTATGATTGTAGAGAATCACCTGGCACGATACATTGTGGATAATGTTTCATTGCAGGTGGTGGATCTTTCCAATCAATCACAGGTATATTGTTTGGCACTCTTTCTAACAATTGATTAAGTAATACATTCGTAGAATGAACCTTTCCATATCTGTGTGTATATTCATGACCTAGTTTTTTAAATAGTCTGTATAGCCATTGATAATGTAATTTGTTTTCTCGAACCCACACGGCTGATGGATGATTGAAATGACATGCTTTGTAAATAATTTTATCATGATTTGGATTTTGTAATCTGTATCTTTTTATTTTTCTACCATTCTTTGAGAGGTCTTGATATTCAATACCATCTAACATTCTGTGAGCCGTTGATAGTAATTGAGCATACTCGACAATCATTTTGACCACATGTTTATCGACATGTTCTTTTGCAGCTTGTTCTGGATCTCTGTGTAGAAAAAATATGTTCATTCTGTTTCCAATTCTTTTTTCAAGTTATTTGTTATACGAATTAAACCAGTTTCTAGATTAGTTAATGCTTGATCTATTTCTTCTATGTCTAATTCTATTTGTATTATTGTTTTTTGTGTTTGTAGTTCTTTTGCTTCATCTACTTTATTGATTAAGTAAAATATAACTAAGAAACATACCACAAAAGCAAATGTAATTATATCAGGTATTTTTGGCATTGTCAACCCCCTTTTTTTAGTAATGTTCATATAAAAGCATCAGAGCATACAATTTATGAAACCAGATATACTTCATATCTTCTGGTGCTGTATTGTATGCTCGTTCTAATGCGTTCACTCGTTTCCAATATGTTTTATAACTCATATACACCTTCTATATTGTATTTGATAATATTTTTCACTAATTCTCTGTATTGTGGTTTAGTAGCATATTTGTCTAGTGTATCGACTAAAGTATAAACATCAGCATTTTGTTTTCGTAGTTCTCTAAATTTTTCATAGGCAAACACTTCGTTTAATATTCTTACATAGTCTTTTACACTATCACATTTACTATCGTAAACTTTTACACCCCAACCAATCCATTTCTCTTGATTCCATGTAATTGGTAATAACCATTCACTATCTTTGTTGAATGTTCGAATACCAAATAGATTATTACCTTCGTTGGCAAATCTACTTGAACCCCAACCTGTTTCTAATGCTGCTTGAGCAATGAGTATTTCTTTTGGAACATGTTGTGATTCTGGTAATTCTGCATAAACATAATCAACACATTGATTTAAAGTTACAACAAAGGTTTCTTTGTTTGTTGTGTCTATAACTGGTTCAGGTAAAACCATAGATACTTTTTCTGGTTGTATCTGAATAGTTATGTCTAAAGGTTGATGTTCAACCTCTACTTGTTTTTGTTGTATGTCTGTAAATACGATTAGGTATACACCTAAGATAATCATAGCATTACAGAATAGATTTATTGCTTTCATTTTATTGACCTCAATAATATTTATTTTAACAATTAAACTCGTAATCTATGTCTGAGAGGTAATCCTCTAAGTCATCAAAATCTTGAAAACCAATTAAATCAAATGCGATATCAGAACCCATTGCAATCTTCATTGCCTCAGGAACTCTCATACCTTGATGTTTAATTTTCAATACTAGATCGTCCAGAAAGTCTTCTGCCTGATCCCATAACATATTTTTAACTGCACCCATAATTAAGATATCCTTTCATATTTAACTTCTTCAAGACCACATGGTCCACCAACAAGTAGTTCTTCACCTACATTTAACATTTCAAAATCTCTGAACCAATCATCTCCCATGTAGGCATCTAGGTTCCAATCTTGAATTTCTTTTAATGAATGAAATGCGGACTTACCATCGTTGTCTCCATAACCTGACAACCAAGTCACTTTAAATATAGAATTAACTTTGCTCATAATGTTTCCTTTCGATTTCATAAGTATATAATACACGGATTTATTGAAATTGTCAAGGGCATAACTAAAAAAAGTTAAGAAAAAAACCCTTGAAAATCAAGGGTTTATTGAAAAAATAGGGGTGCGACATTCTGTCGCAGGTTTAAATTATGGATTATTTCGCATAAAATCGTCATTCCAGTTAAATGCTTCTTTAACTAGATTTGCGGTTAATCCTTTATAGTGTTTATTCAGTTCACCATCTTTTGCCCATATTAATAATTTTGCTTCTTCTTCACAAAGACCCTCGAGCATTTGTATAAACATGTTATCTCTTTTCATTTGTGATAATTGTGGATTACCACCTTTTAAAAAGTGAAACATTCTCTTGACTTCTTGTTTCAACCAAGTGTGTTCTGTGCCTACTGGCGCTTCATTTGGTTTATATGGTGGCGCCCCTTCAGGCATCATCCATTCTAGTTTAGGATCAAATGCACCTTTTAAAAACATTCTTAATTCAGTAGTGTCGTATTTTCTTAACACTTCTAATTTACCTGCTTTATCTTTTTTATTATTTACTTTGGTAAATATTTCGTGATACGACAAATTGTATGTTGCGTCATTAACTGCCATTTTAAAATTCCTCTATCTTTCCAATTAATTCTCTCAGATCATTTTTAATCATATAAGGCAAAATCTTACTGCGATCTGATACAGTAGCCTTTTCATACTCTTTATATATATCTGTTTCAATATCATCAGGTATATAATCGAAATCTATTAGTCTTTGATTTCTTTGAAAATTTCTATAATGATACTCATTACAAAAATCTTGTGGATCATTACCACGCATTAAACTATCAATCCAACCTGCTAGTTTTTTCTTTGATACAGGTTTTTGTTTGATTCTATTTACAAATGTATCGTCTGGTGATAAAAAGTTTGGTATGCCATCAGAGGTATCACCTTTAAGAATATGCTCATACACATACTCTTGAGGACTATCAGTTTTTACAAATTCTTTTTTTGTAGGAGAATATTGATGTATGTTTGGATACTTTTGTAATTGCTGAAAATCTTTATCACCAGATATAATTAATACTTTATTATCATGATGTTTTTTACATATAACAGCAATAATATCATCTGCCTCGACTTTATCTAACTGCACGACTTTGTATGGAAAGTTATCTCGTATTTCTTCTTTGATTGTATGAATTAAACCAAAGACACTTTCCCAATCTGTGGAACTTGATTCTCTACCTTCTCTGCGTTTTGCTTTGTATTGTTCAAATATATCTCTACGCCAAGGGTCTGGACCATCAACACAGATTACTACTTCATTACCATACTCACTTTTAAATCTATGAACATAACCTCGTATAGAGTTCAGTATCATATGTCTGACCATAGGTATAGATAAAACATTCTTACCCTTACTCATAGCAAGTTGAACGGCAATGTTAGAGATAGCTACTTGGGAATAATCAATCAGTATCATCTAAATTCATATCACTTTCAAATTGAACAGTTGGTGGTTTCTGTTTAATTGGCACTATCTTTGTGCCAGAATAATTAACCACAGAATACCTTCTGCCCTTTACTTTTTCTATATACATCATTTTATCTGTTATTTGGTGAAAGGGGTGAGGCAATTCAAAATCACGATAGATCATAGCACGAAATGCTTCTAAGAATATACCTACATCTAAAAAAGTTTTACCACCCTCTGGTGTGCCAATCTTCAAACCTTCTTGTTGTAAATGCTGAATCATTTGTATAACACAATCGTCTGCTAATGAATCAGCAAATTTCTTGGCTTGAAAATCTTCAATAGTGTCTGATGATTTTGCTTCACCAGCAGGCACTACTTCACCATTTGGAAATGATAGAACTCTACCCATTCGTTGTTTCACCTTTAAAATTCAATTTACCCTCGTTGATAAAATGTTCTCTTAGATCCGTGTAGCCACCAATAAGTTTTTCTCCACTCATTATTTGTGGCATTGAACGGACTTGTTTTCCTATCATTTCAAACATTTGCTCAACAGTAACTTCGTATTCGTTATTACTATCTTGCATGTCTGTTGATAGTTTATATTCCTCATATGGAATATTTAATTTGTCCAACAATGCCTTTGCTTTTACACAGTATCCACAGTTAGGCTTTGTAAAGACTTTGTACATATTATATTTTCTCCTCTAGACTTTCGAAGGCCTCCTCACTATTGTTGGCAATACTATTTAGTTCCATTGCTACTTCTTTGTCAACAAGTTCTTTTAGTTTATTATATTCTTCTAAAGGATACTGTAAACCAATATAAACTCTGTACTCATCTTTAGGAGTTAAAGATATTTCAATCTTCCATCTCTCATATCCAATAACTTTAGTATTTTTAATGATATTGATAATAGTTGATTGAGCCTCAGACTGAACTTGTCTGCTGCCTTCACCTTGACCTAATTCTTGAATAAAAGTTTTAGTTTCTTTATTCATCTCACCTCTAATCACATCAGCAATATCTGCTTTTGCAATAAGAGTTGCTTTCTCTGTTGCAAGTTGTAGATCAGGACTTGTTGCAACACCTACGCCATAGATAAAGAATTTTTCTTTACTACCAAGAAAACCTTTGTCATCTGACTTTTCAATAAACCATTTAGGCACTTCTTCAATCTTACCTGTCTTGGTTTCTGCTTCGTGTTTTACTTCTACTGTTTGAGAACAGGATATAGCAAACAACGATAGCACTAACATTAATAATATATTTTTCATGATTTATTCACCACCTCTCTTATTAATTCTATTGTTGTATGCCAAATATCATAACCAATATCTGGACCATACATCACTACTACAGCATAACCAATAATTATACCCATAATAAATTTAAACATCTAGTACCTCCATGTACCGTCTTCGTTTAGACATACTTTAATTGGTAATCCAAACGGATTTTCATTTTTGATATATCTACAATATTCTTGATTTGATACACCACCATAATAAAATTCAGCAAAGAGTTCCCAATAAGTTGGACCTACATTGCCGTCTCTACACACCATCTTTGTATCTAATAAGATTTTTTGATCTGGTGAGTAAATCTTTTGTATAACACAATGACTTTCCGTATGACCATATGCTGGGGTCATTATGATGTTTATTAAAATAATAATTACAACAGAAACAAAAATTAAAAACATTGCTCTAAATGGTTGCATTACATTACCCTTTCAATTACTTGCCAACGACCATCTGGTAATTGACATGCTTTTCCAAACTCTGTTGATCTATCTAAAGTTGATATAGAATACATTGGGAATTGATCTTGAATGCTCACAGTAGATGTATAATCTACACACTTAAAATTATTTTCAATATATGATCTCGTCACTTTAATATCACCATGATTTCCTGTCTTAGGATTATGCCACATCAAATAACTTGATTTACCTGCTGGCATATTATTTAGATGATCTACAAACATTGCACTATGTACCGTTCTATCGTGCATACCTAAATTTGAACATGCAACGATAAAAGGTAATAGTAATAAACTAGATAAGAGCTTCAAGTTCTTCATGTGTTAAGGGTTTATCATCCATAGTAGTCACTTCTTCTGTGCCACCATCAGACAATATGTTCTCGTCTTTTTCTTTTTTATTTGAACTAAAAACAG